AGGCGCTCCAACCATCCCTGTTGCTACATTCGGGTCTTTCGGGTCAAATCTTCCCACGCTAAACTGTTTTGGAGAGTTTAATACTCCATAAAATCTATCATTTACTTCTTTACTGTACGCCATTTATTACTGCATCCACAAAACTTACACAAAATCTTTTACCTAGTTTATCAGATAAAAGAGTTGGTGTGATTACTATTAAAACTACTGAAAATATTGTAAGAATTACAAAAAATCCTAAATATTTTCTTACTACAAAAAGATTATCTGGCTCAAGTTTTTTAATAGTCCTATAGATAGGTATATATAGTTTATACATAGCCAAAGCTATGCCTGCTAAATAAAAAGCCAAAAAATATTCCATAGTGTTTCCTTATATTATAAATACTTTTGCAGATGTTCAAGTTTGCCCATATCATAAGCAGGTAGAGGGTAGAACTTACCAGCATATTCTAAATGCGGAAAGTAAGTACCTTTAAGGTCATCTTGGGTTGCTTCTATTGTATAACATAGATAGACCTTGTAACCTCTTTCTTCTGCTTCTTCAGGTTTGAGTTCTTTCTGAACAACTGCTGGATAGTTCTGTCGAACTGCCCATATTTTTTCTCCTGTTTGAAAATCTTCTGCTACACACTGCTCTGGCAGTATAGCACTTCTTCTTCCTTCATAATCTGTCATAGCTAATTTTTGTGGAATACCTATTCTATTAATTATTGCTTTGATGAAAGCTGGTGAACGATATAAACTTTTAGCTATATCTGATATATTGCTTCCATCTAAGTAGAAGTTTACTACTTGTTTGATTTCCATTTCTGTTGCGCCCTTCCCTTTGTTTTGGGACTTGCGTCTTTCTCTATAAGCTACAGTCTCATCATGGTCAGCAATTATCTTGTTTAACCTTGTAGTATTATAACTTATATTTAATATACTACACGCTTCTTTCTTAGTTATGGGCTTTTCTGCCAATAATAATTCTTTTACGTGCTGTATGTTTGTTTCCGTTAAATTTTCGTGTTTTCTTGTCTTAATTGCCACTTATACTCCTATTAGCCAAATTATTAGTACATATGTTAAAACATGGAGATATTGGTCTAAACCATGCAATCCCCAGTATAGTGTTTGTGTGTTGTTTAGTTTAAATATTCTTTTTATGTTATTTTTTGCAAAATCAATGTGATAATGTAGTATGCCGTCTAATACTGACAGTAGTACTGCCAGAGGAAAACTCACATAAAACATTAGCACAATAAATGCTCCACCAACATGATGTCCAGCATGAATTAGACCTCCTTTACTCCCATAAATACCTTTATCTTTCCAAGGCTTCTGAAGTAAATAGTCTGCTATTGTATGTTTTAGCATTAACCATATAAATATTATTAATAAATCACCCATTTGTATTTCCATTATTATACTCTTGAGTATAACTTGGCTCTTGATGTTCTCCTAATAAAAATATTGCATAGTGAATTATTTTTCGTAAGTCGTCTGGATTGTTTCCATACTTCTTGCCGTAGCGTTGAGCATACTTAATGATGTTTCCAATACAGAAACCATCTCCATGCCCTGCGTCAAATACAAATTCTGTGGTTTGAATTTTGCTGGTGCCATAATGCTGTGTATAAGTTTTATCGATATACTCTTTTATATCTGCTAATACTATATCTTCATTGAATTTATACTTAACCAATTAACTCCTCCAAAGCAGCGTATCCGCCTATGTATTCTCCATCTTTTATTATTTGTGGGAAGGTTCTCGCACCCGGAAATTTTTCTCTCATTTCACTGAATCCATAGTCAACATCAAGTTGTTTATATACTACTTCAAATCCTTTTCTTTCTGCTAAACCTTTTGCCATATCACAATAAGGGCAGTTATCTTTTCCATAAATCTCTATCATCTTGCTGTAATCCTTTTCTCATAGTCAGCATAATCTTCGTTCCACCAATCAGGTTTTTCACGATGAGACCACGCTGCAAATGTTGCTTTATCCAAATGGTAGTAATCACGATAGCTTTGTATCGGATTATCATAATCTTTTAGTTCATCTGGCATTGCCAGTCCAAATGTTGTAAATCCTACACGAGGTAAATTCTTTGGGTCAGGTAGTTTATTTACTACTTCTTCTACTGATTTGTGTAATTTTCCATAACGATAATGGTATTCATCATTCAATGCATTAGCATAGCAATGAACCCACTCATGGTTATCCAATGACTCTCTTGCCCAGATTGTGCAAGGATGATTGTACATCATTGGTAGGTAGGGGTAGGGACGTTCCTCAAGAGGTAAGTGTTTGATTTCAGCTTTTGCTTTATTCATCACTTCACGTTCTTCTGCGTTAAGAGCTCGAGGAACGAACCCTAATAATTCATCTATCCATATAGTAGTGCATAAGATTTGAGCAGCCTCAAGCGGCATCTTGACAATATGTTTGTCAACATGATACTGGGCTGCTTTATCTAAATCTTCGTCTAAGTAGAATAAATTCATTTATGTCCAACACTTATATTCTTTACATTCACCTGTTGTTGCATCTACAGCTTTGCCACAGATTTCGCACTCATCAATATACCAAGTCTCAAAGGAGTTGGTTTCAGAGTTCCACATTTGACAGGTTTTTCTATCCATAATTTTTTTCATAAATATATTATACTAAAATTATAAACATAAGTCAAGAACTATTTTTTGGTTACTTTGAATTTATCTTATCTTTTGCTGTGCCAGCATAGAGTCCAAACCAAGCAGCTCCTGCACCTACAATCACAGAAATTAATCCTGATTGTTCGAGTGTTGGGTCTGGTAAGTTCATGAACCACATTGTTGCGTAGTATAGTAAAAAGATATATACTGATAAGAAAGCTCTTGGAAATATTCTCCAAGCATCAATCATATTCGATAAAAATATCCAACGCTGCCAAGGGTTGTCTGGCTCTTTATTCGCTTTTAGTTCAGCAATTTCAGCTTTAAGACTGCTGTTTTCATTTACGAGTTCCATAAACTTACTTAAGTCTATTTCTACTTCGTTTCTTGATAAATCTCCACTAAATCTTTCATCAGCCATTTCCTTTATCCTTTGCTTTTCCGATATTAAGTGCTAATAAGTCTATAAATGTATATAATTTAGCAATCATAGCATCGTCCTTTGGTGTCGGTGTTGACGCCGCAATTAAACTTGCAATTGTTACTATTAAAGTAACTGTGCTGACTATTTCCATTATCATAGTTATCTCCGTTTCCTAAGAAACCTCGCTCAATAATCTGAGCCTTTATAAGACACGATGGAGTTTAAATTTATATCTTCCCATCTGCCCTGGTCAAGTCTAAAACAAACGATGCTCTCGGAGTTCGATTGATTTACTCTTGAATTTGTTAATGATTCCTTTAACGTACAAGGAATCGTGTATTCTTTATTTGATACCATAGATGTAAATGTGATATCCACTACATCATTTTTTAATAACTCTTTTAGTTCTGCGAACATTATTTACCCCTGCTCTTTTAGCATCTGCGAGAACACTTGCTTCTCTAATTAACCAACTTCTATCACTGATAGGTTTCAGCATCCATAAAAAATCATTCTTTTCCATTTTCTAATTCTGCTACTCTATCTTCCAAATGTTCAAGCCAATCTTCTATTTCTTCAAATCGTCCTTGAACTACTGGATTCCTGTCAAAAAACTTAGCACCTTTATTCATTACTCTAAAGTAATGCCAGTCTTTGAAAAATTGTATTAATTTATTCCACACTTTTTAGTGCTTCAGGGTCTGTGACTTTTTCATAATATACTACTACTTCTTTTAGTTCTGTAATATATCTTTTTAGTTCTTGCATATTGTAGCTCATTAATTCATAGTCTGGTATAGACATTGCTACAAATACTACTTGCCCATGTTCTTTTGTTAATCTTTCGTGGAACTCGTCAATGTTTTTATCGCTAACCACATACCACATAGGCTCTTTCAAGTCTATTTCTCTTGGCATGACAGGTTGGGTAATAATCCTGTCCATTGGTTTTGCTGTTACTTCTATTTGTTTAGTTGGGATTAGACTGCAACTCGACGCCATCATCAAGGCTATCAATGGTGCGACTAATCTCTTCGATTGAATCAAATACATTTTTTGTTCCTTTATTTATTCTTGGTTCTAACAGTCCAGGCTTTGCTGCTGCTAATTTTGTTAAATTGTGTCTTTTGAAGATGTCTAAATATCTATTCATCTCCAACTGAGCTTCTTGTGACTTTTTCTGTAAGTCTCCAAGTTGTTGTGTTTGCAATGCGAAATCATTCTGCATTGTTTTAATTGCTTCTTCTTGTGTAGCAACTGCACTTTCAAGTGCCATATTGTTCGCTGTAAGTACTTGGTTTTGTTGGTATAAATAATAACTTCCTAACCCTAATACTATAATAATTGCTATATAAAATTGGTTCATAGTTGTGTTATCCTATAATTAAGTCCTTCTGCCCCTCGTATTTCTACTAACTCGCCTTCTCTTGTAATAAAGGATAAGAACTTTTCTTGTTTTTTAATGAACTTTTTTACTATAAACTCTTGGTCATCTGAATCTCCCCAAGTAGCATTATAACTTACTTTTAAAACGTAGTAAGTAATGAATAAACTTTTTAACCAATTCCAAAAGGCTATAAGTTTTTCTTTTATAGTTTCAAACTTCATCCCATTTCTTTCCTTCAAATAACAGGGCTTCTGCTTCACGTCTGCGAATAAGTCCTTCTAATACTTTGCCGCCTGCCTTGTTCCATCTTTTGATTTGTGCAGGCACGCCTTCGTAGTCTCCTGAGTTGAGAACTTTGAGCATTGTACTTGAATTTAAATTGCTTGGACCGAGATTGTATGTCCATGATACGAGTGCATCAAACATGCACTGGTCTATTGAGATTGTGACAGCATCATTCACTGCTTTTTCGTACTCCTCTAGTTCTTCTGCTAGTAGGGAATCTGCTATTGCTTTTGTTATTTGGTCGCCTGGTTTTACACCTTTGGTATGACCGTAGCCAATTGTCCAGACACCTGCTGCACATTGGTAGGCATTTAATTCTAAGCCTTCAAATTTTTTGATAAGGGCTAAGCCCTCTACTGATATTTTCATATATTTCCTCTTATTTAGAGTGCGAAACTCTCTCCGCACCCGCATTGAGCTGTTGATAATGGAGTATTGAAAACAAATTCTTCTTGTAATCCTTCTACTTTCATATCTATTTCTATTTTTTCAACCATTGATAAGGTTTGAGGGTCTATTGCTATACAATCATAGTATATTGAATCCCCTGTTAAGCTTGGATTATCTTCATAGTTTAAATCCCACTTCCAGCCATTACAACCTGCGGGCTTTACTAAGACACGAACGCCCCACACTTTATGTGAGGCGATTCGTGATTTGATTACATCCAAAGCTTCAGAACTTACTATAATCATAATAACTCCTTTAGCTTGATAGCATACTTAGACAATAGGTGCCATTGCAAACATGCAGGCAAGCATTATTCCTATTAGAGTGGCGCTTTCTGCCATCCTACCAAATGCTGGTTTATTGTCTTTTATTATGCTTTGTCTTAATTTAAGAACTACTGTTCTCATATTTTATCTCCTTTTAGAAGATATTAATTTATTTTTAACACCTTCCTCGATGAGTTCGGAGTCCTAGACAAAGCGATTGTTAGTAAGCCGTCTGTTAATTCGACACTGTCTACTTTTAAATCTGCATTTAAAATAAACTTTCTCTCGAAAGATTTAAGACTGAGTCCTTGGTGTATGAATCGTTCAGTTGCACCAAGTTTTCTTTCTTTTTTCCCCTTGATGAGCAGTTCGTTTTCTTCTTGAACTAACTCAAGTTCTTTCTTGCTCCAGCCGGGAATAGCTACCTCTATTCGATAGTTGCCATTGTCGGCGTTTTCGACTATGTTATATCTAGGATATGATGTATCGGTGTTTGCTAACAGCCAATC